TCACTAGTTCCTGACTATCCAGCGCCAGTTCCAACTTTTTAGCACCAGCAGCGGCCTGTCTGGCACGCTGCGCTGCTTTGCGTTCGGCGGGGGATTTAGGCACTGATCACCCCCTCAATGCTACGACTGTTCCGGGATCTGCGCCCACGTTCTCGCAAAGCCCGTCGGTTCCTAGCCGCGCCTCGTTGACCATCGCGTTAAATTCGTGTTCGGTATGGTCATGATCCTGCCAGACGACAGCGGCATCCTGTGGCATTTTGCGCAGCTGGTTGATCAGCTGCTTCACGGTAGTTTTCTGTCTCGGCATCAATCCACCTCCACGCACTTAAACTCAACTACCCACACCCACGGGTTAGCCTGCCAACTTTCAGCACCGTAGATTTCACTCCAAAGCCCGCGGAACCATGTGCGCGCCTGATGTTCATCTTCAGGGTTGTGCGGTAATCGGGCAGGGCAACCTTCATTGTGTGCGTCATCGTCAGACAATGCGGTTAACCGCTCAACCCGAACGCCGGTAATCTCCAGCGTTATGCGGGAAGCCCAGCGCGGCATGTGGATGGAAGGCTTCCAACATGATCGGCCATCAACGCAGCCATCATCGTCACCCCACGTAAAACCGCCGTCAGCAGCGTAAATAGCGTGACCAGAGTAATAGCCCCTGCCGAACGGCTTCTCATGCACCGCCTTTGCCGGACGGTCAGGAACGTAATCAATCATCAGACCATCATCATCAAATGCATGGCTAACGACAGACCACGTCTCACGCACCCATAGGCGATCACCTACTGCACCGAATGGGCAGGGCGTTGGCTGGCAACGCCATTCGCTTGAGGTGCGGCTATTAGATTCAATAACCCAGCCGCCAAATTCTTCGCTGGCTCTCAATCCTGAAAATTGCAGGTTCAAGCCCTTATTGAGTTCGCGCCACTTAATGATACGGCGCGTCTGGGTCTTTCTGCCGTCTAATATTGCGCGCACCATATCGGCGTTAAATATGATTGGGCGTTCACGCATAGTCATTCCCCCATACCGATTAATGCAGGACCAGCACTGCTGCCATCAACCCCGTGGAAAACTTTTGCATGCTTGCCTTCCTGATACCCCAGATATTTGGCATGAGAGGGCTTATCAGCATCCTTGCTATTACGAGTCTTGGCCTCGCCCATTCCCTCATTTTTAAGCTTCTCCGCGTAGGCGCTCATTTTGGCTTCCTGCTCTTCATCGATGACCATTTCTTTTACTGCGTGATAGGCACCAGAGGCCCACCCCTCACAAAATTGATCAGCCAGTACCGCCTTACGTTTCGGGGCAAGCCAACTTTCACAGTGCTCGTTGATGAAATTTTTTCGGGCCTGCTTAATCTGGCGTGTCAGAACATCAAAGATGTATGCAGCAGCAACATCCCTGTTATCCAACCCGTAAAATTTTACGACGCGTTTATAACGGTAACCCGAAGTCGCCCTCCAGCTCACAAGGCCTTTCACGGCGAAAGCCTTTTCGATGGTTTGAATCAGAAAGATCATGTAGCGGGGCAGCTTCTCAGCATCACTCGGAGAGCTTTTGCTATCACTGGTGCTGATTTCAGAGAACGCGACCTCTGATTCACTCAGACCATGCTCCCGCATGAAAGCCTGAGCTTTTGACATGGCGCTGGCAGCTTCCGCAGGGCTGCTAGTGTTCTCAGCCAGGCGCATCAATTTTTGGATTTTGGAGAGGTACTTCTTTTTGGCGGCTGCGTCCATCACTCACCATCCTTAACGGCGCGGAGTTGGGCGGCGAATTTTACAGCCTCGCTACTTGCATGCTGGTGGAGTTGCTCGCCATAACAGCCAGGCGATTCAATACGATACTTTTCGGCAATCGCATCATGTAGCTCTGCAAACATCTCAACACCCTCAGCCCGCACTGAGTTGAGGTAGGCGTCGGTGGCTGGCTGGTTCAGCACCTGCATTGCGTCGTATAGCAATGACTGTGCTGGATTAAGTGAATTCTGTACGGCGTGATAACCCGCTGCACTGTATTGACCAATCAGGCGCTCGATGATTTCGCCCCGCGCCGCACCCTCAACTGCCAGGGAGTCACGCTCTGCTTTGAGGGCGGCCAGCTGCTTTCTTAGTCCATAGCCGCATTCATGCGAACCACTTTTCCCGGTGCGCCATGAGAAACCACAGTCGCAGTTATGAAATTCTCCAACTTGAGTTACGTTCATCTCGATCCCCTTAACCCATACATTCCATGTAAATCCCACTGGCAATCAGTCGGGCGCGTCGTTTAGCTGCAGCACGGTGGCGCTTAATAGCCTCTTCGGACCGGTCATTGCTCTGGTTAATGACCATTGGCGGCAATGCCTGCGGGGCAACCCGGCGTGGACGTCTGATCAGCGTGTAGGTGCGGTCGATAGCATTGCCACCGAGGCAGACCGGCTTGGACGCCTCAACCTGCAACGTTTCACCGCCGCGCCGTAGCGTGCTGTTGATCAGGTTGTTGAACTCACGCAGGCTCATGCCAAAACGTTCCGCCAACTCCCTGCCAGTTGCTGGGCCTTTGGATAGCTGCCATGCGAGCTTTTCACTGAAACCGGCGTTCGGGCCGTTGCTGCGGCGATATTGGGCGAGTTTTTTCATAGTTGCGCCTCCTGCTGAGCAGAGCGAGAACAAGCCGGGGAGCGGGTAGGAGACTGGTTGGTACGTGTGGTGCGTTTCTGATTGAGTTGTGAAACCAGTCGCGCCGTATAGTCGTCAGCAGTGTTACAGACAATACGTGGGTGGGGGTGCTCGTCATAAATATCAGTAATCAGATCGTCGATGTCCTGGATCATAATCATTTCCTCGATTGTGGCTGGTGGGCTACTGCAATAGCCCGCCGCCGTTTCTCCACACTAAAAAGTTTTTAAGAGAGGCTTTCGACAAACTCAGCAAAGCTGAGTGCTTCTTCACCTTCTTTCAGATTGTTGAAAAACTCTTCGTATGCTTCGTCCATAACTGCCTCTTGTAAATATGTACCTGTTAAGCGTGGGTTCATTATGTATCTCTGAGGTACAATGTCAAGCGTAAAAAAACCCGCTTCCGCAGGTTATTTTTTATATTTCGCTCTCGTATTTAGGAACGGTTTTGGTATCTCCGGGGTTTACCCGAAAAAATAACTGTACCGATTATTGAACAGTTATCAGTAACTCGGATATAAGGCTCAGGCCAGCTTTTATTCAGCGCTTTTAAATAGCGTTCGCTACCATCCTCAATCAGTCGCCTGAATGTAGTTTCACCTGAGTCAGCCATCAGTGCAATCACATCGTCGCCATGAGCAGGGACGACGTCTGGGTCAACAAAAATCATTTCACCGGGTTTATATTCGTCGATCATCGACTCACCAGTGACTCTCAAAATATATGTAGTGGGGCCGCATGGGACAGGGCATGGAAAGGCCTCTAACGCGCTCAAATCTACCTCGTCATGGTTAGTTGAAGTCCATGCGCCAGCCTGCACCCATGAGATAACTGGCACATTGTGGATCGTCAAGGTCGCGCCAGAAATCCTTTCTAAATCCAAACTGTTGATATTTTGTTCGGGATGATCCTGATCTAACCATCCCACTGGCTTTTTAAAACATTCCTCAATATGTCTAGCCAAATCGTCTCCAATATTTTTCGTTGCGTTTTCACCAAGGAATCGACTTGTCTGGGTTGGCTCACGGTCAATTTTTTTTGCAAACGATGAGTTGCCGCCAGCGCGGTCGCGCAAGTTTCTCGCATTAATGCGACGGATTTCTTTAATAGTTTTCATAACGCTATTGAATAACGTGTACCAAATGGGAACAAGGGTCTTGAAGGTTCCATGCTTACGTGTATTATGTACACCGGAGGTACATAGTTATGAGAAGCTATTGGAATTCATTGTCATTGGAAGAGCGAGAAGCGCTGGCTGAGATTTTAGGCTCCAGCACTGGTTATCTCCGGCTGGTTTTCGCCGGACACAAAAAGGCGGGTTTTTCACTCGCTCAGGCGATAGAGCAGCACACTGGCGGACAGGTCACAAAAAACCAACTCCGTCCTGATATTTATCCTACGCGTTGTGCCAGATAAAAAAACCACAGTTGGAGGAATTGGACCGTGGGTGATGAACCGAAATGGAAAGCAGAGCGTCAGCCTGCGTGGCTGGTCAAGGCCATCCGCAAAACAGTCGCTGGTCTGTCTGGTGGGTACGCTGAGGCCGCTGAAATTCTGGACGTAACTGAGGATGCCATTTTCAACCGTCTGCGCGCTGGGGGGGACCAGTTATTCCCTATTGGCTGGTCTCTGCTGTTACAGCAAGCAGCTGGCAGTCATCACATCGCAACAGCCATAGCGAAAACCTCTGGCGGCGTGTTCGTGCCATTGCCGGACGTTGAGCTGGTGGATTACGGCGATATCAATCAGCGACTGCTGGAAGCTATTGAACAGATCACCCGTTATTCACAGCAGGTTAGGGCAGCAATTGAGGATGGAGTGGTTGAACCGCATGAGCGCGAAGTGATCGACGAGGAACTACACCGTGCCATTACGAAATTACAGGAGCATACAACGCTGGTTTACAAAGTTTTCTGTGCTTCAGAAAAGTGAAAGCGCCGGGTTGCAGCCCAGCGCCTTCGGCGACTACATCAATTAGTGTGGAGAAATAATCGCGTGAACAATTTAAACAGATCCCGAAACTATCCGCAATTCCGCTGCCTGCCCATGACTGGCGGGAGCAGTAAGCAGCCATTTCGTTACGCGCTCAATTTACCTGATGGCCATCACGCAGTTAACCACAGTTTCGTCGAGTGGGCTGTGGGCGACCACATTCAGAAATTAAGCAAATCAGGGGGCTAAATGCCCCAGCAGATAAACGAAATTATTCAGCCGTGGGTTGCGCGCTATGCCGACCCACGCGGTGTGATTGTTGAAACCATTGGCGTTGATGTAGCGAATAACAGGGTGCTGTTCAGGCGTCCAGGCTATCCGCATGTCTGCGTCCAGCCCCGCAATCTCTGGGGCCAGAAGTTCAGGAGAGTTGAATGAGCGTGAAATTGTCTGCATACGTCTGGGACGGTTGCGCGGCGTCAGGCATGAAAATCACCAGCGTGGCCATCATGGCGCGCTTGGCTGATTTCTCAAGTGATGAGGGGGTTTGCTGGCCGTCAATTGCCACAATCGCCCGCCAGATTGGGGCTGGTCCCAGCACTGTACGCACCTCAATACGCAAATTAGAAGCGGATGGCTGGCTGAACAGTACGCCACGGCGTAAGGGCAACCGCAACACTTCGAACATGTATCAGCTAAACGTCAGGAAACTGCGCGAAGCCGCTGCTTTTCACCAGCCAGAATCTGATGCGTCAGAATCTGACACATCAAAATCTGACACGTCAAAATCTGATGCACCAAATTTTGATGCGTCAAATTTTCACCCGTCAAAATCCGGCCAGAAAAGGGTTTTTCACCCCCCAGAATCTGGCGACGATCCGTCAGTAAGATCAAAACATGATCCATTAGATAAAAACCCTGCTTGCCCGGACGCTTCGCCACCGGACGACTCGCTTGTGGATAACCCGGATGAATTTCTGGCTCGTTATCCTGACGCGGTGGTGTACAGCGCCAGAAAACGCCTATGGGGCAGCCATGAGGACCTCAAATGCGCGGAATGGATATGGGGGCAGATCACCCACCTGTACGAGCAGGCTGCAGAGACTGATGGCGAGCTGGCGAAACCCAAAGAGCCAAACTGGGCTGGCTGGGCTAACGACGTGCGCCTGATGTGCTCACAGGACCAGCGCACCCACCGCCAGATTTGCCAGATGTTCAAACGCGTTCAGGGTGATCCGTTCTGGTGCCGGAACATCCTCAGCCCGGCAAAACTCCGCGAGAAATGGGATGAGCTGGTGGTAAGGCTCGGTCCGGTTCAGCGGTCAGTCACAGACATTTCACCAGTGGATTACGCCACCCCGGAAGGGTTTCGCGGTTATTAAGGGATTTCAAAAATGACTACGCTATCGAAAATTTACGACAACAAATCTAAAACTGAAACGAACATCACGACCCGCAAAACCTACCTGCTGGGTGTTGATGAACTCTATGTCGAGATTGGTTACAACATCCGGGAAATCGATCAGACCCACGTCGAGGAGTTCCGTGATGCCTACATCGCTGGTGAGCAGGTGCCTCCGCTCGCTGTGCAGGTAACTGAGCAGGGCATAAAAATCATCGATGGCCACCACCGTTACTACGGGGCCAAACTGGCACAAGAGGCCGGTTATGACATCCGCCTGGAATGCAAAGACTTCATAGGCAGCGAGGCGGACCGTATCGCTTTCATGGTCACGTCCAGCCAGGGACGCGCACTGGAACCACTTGAGCGAGCAGCTGCATATCAGCGCCTGATTAATCAGGGCTGGGAACAGGCTCAGATTGCCAAAAAAGTTAAACGCTCGATCACTGACGTTGAAAACCACTTGTCGCTGCTGACGTCTGGCGATGAGTTGATCGCACTGGTTAAAAACAAAGAGGTTGCTGCCACTACAGCCGTCGCGCTGGTTCGTGAGCATGGTGCGTCAGCAGGCAGGGTGGCAAAAACAGAACTGGAAAAGGTCAAAGCAGCGGGCAAGAAAAAGCTGACCAAAGCTGCCGCCATGACGCAATTCAGTGCCAAACAGTCTCGCCAGCTGGTGGAGCTGTTAGCCAAACATTGCCAGGCAGAGCAGGATGAGGAGGGCGCACGTGTTACTCTGACGCTTGAGACTGACCTGCAGGTGGCTGAGTTGATGGATATTATTCAGGCCGCCAGAGAGCATTACGGCGTGACAGCTTCCGCCAGTGAACAACCGGCACCGGCTGAGCCAGAGAACGACGAGGGTGATGACCTGCCGCTGCTGAAAAACGACATTCTGGAACAAAGTGGCGTGGAGGTGTGGGCCTGCGTTCAGGCAGCGTTCAAAATGAAAAATGAATACACCTACGCAGAGTCGAAATATGCACACACTTGGGCAGCGGACTCCTTAGAATACCCTGAGCATGTCGTTGTCCCGCAGGACACCATCCAAACAGCCCTGCGCCTCATCCAGCAGCACCAGGACGAACAGGCGATCAAGCAGTGGTTATCTGATCAGCATGATGATCCAGAGGTAGTGGCAGAGCAGTTGCAGCGGTTCTCAAGCGTGCTGATTGGTTTGAGGCAGGATCAGCCATGCACGGTTCAGGAGTTTATCGAGCTGGTGGAACAGACTGATCGCGATTGCTGGTCAAATTACCGCATGCTGCGTCAGGCCGTCCGCGAGATTACGTGTCAATTGAGGATATCGGACATAGGGGATACACAATAACTCGTTCCATCAAGAGGCCACTTTCAATATGGCTTTCAACCTCTCTAAACTAGATTATGGTTATTTTATAATTCATAAGAAGCAAATACTGAATCGGTTACAATAACTCATAACGGATTCAGTATCAGTCTTTAATAGAGCTTGGATTTGATACTTGTTACGGCATTACTCAACAGTATTGAATAAAGATATAAAGTTTATAAAAAACTTTAAATTTAATAACATATCCGCTGGTGTTTCTTTTTTTTGTGTTGAGAGTATATTATTGTTACAGTGTTTTTATGGTTTTAAAATAGCAGATAGGTTGGTGAGGTATGGGCATGCATTTAATACGTGCGGAAGGAAAAAATAAGCATGTAACTGTAAGGGATTTAGACGATGAAATCTTAAAGGGTTTATATGAGAACATAGCTACCTTGAATGAGTTTGCTTTGAACTATCAACTATTAGAATTTGTAGAGTCCAATTTCGGTTTTTTATTAGACTATGTGGAGACTCAATCTAAATTCATACCTAAAACAGAAACATCCGAGGTTTTTTTTCCGTTTGGTGGACTGGTCGCTGGTGTTAATTTACACCTTCTCAATTTCCTTTCTTCTTCCAGAACTCTACTGGATCATATGGAAGCGAATATAAAAAGACAGTTTGGTAAAGACTCTCAACAATATATTTTTTTCAAAAAAAGCACTGGAGTAGAGTATGATAACTTTTTTCATTACAAATTCATGTATAAGCTTAGGAACTATGTTCAACATAGTGGGTTACCCCACTTAGGTTATAAGTTTCATGTTCAATATAGCAACGTCGCTAATGGTAGAATTGGCTCTTCAACCTTCCAATTATTTTTCTATCGGGACTCACTTCTCAAAAGTTATAATGAGTGGGGGGCCGTTGTTAAGCAAGAACTACAAGGTCAGCCAGAAAAATTTAATCTTATAGATATAATTAACGGTTATATGGATTCAATTCGCGAGTTGTTTTGTGGTTTCGCGGAAAAGTATTGGTTAGAATCCCCAATGCATGCTGCAAAATATATTTATAACCTAATTGGGGAGAGAGAAGGATTCTATGAGGACAAGTATGCTATTTTAGATGATTCATTAGTTGATAAAAATAAAGGTAATTTCGCGGTGGATTGGATACCTTGCTCATTAATATATAAAGTAGATTGTATAAAAACAATTAGAAAACATCTAGATAGAGAGCGGCGCTTTAAAAAATGAGAACTATTTAGCATGTTACTTAAAGTTTTCACTTAAGAGGTAAAGTATGAAGACCCAAGAAGATTTAAATGTTATTAGAGAGTTAAATATTTCAAGATATAAAAAACATTTGCATCAGGATTTAGATCCTACCTCAATTATTTTAAAAGGTCATTTGTTCATTGAAGAGTTATTAATGGATATCATAAAGCTTCAATGTCGTGATACTAGTCCCATTGAAAACATCCAGTTAAGCTTTTATCACAAATTAAAGCTTGCTCAGGCACTTTATATTTCTCATTTGCCGATTATTCAAGGTCCTGAGGGCTTGTGGTCTGTGCTTGATAATTTTAATCAGCTAAGAAACGCTATGGCGCATGAAATTGACTCGCCAAGATTCACCAAAAAATTGAATGCTTTTATCTCATCATACGAGCAACTGTCGATAAAGGGGATTAATATGAAATTGGATATTCCGTTAAGCACTGCATTGTATAATAAAAATTTTTCTGTTGATTTGCTTTCAATTATATATAGTATATTAGGTGCGTTAGGTTTCCTTCAAGGTATTGCGTTTTTAAATCCCCCACCTATGAATTCTGAAGGTGCAATAATTATTATTCCTGATGAGGTTTAGCTGAATAATAGATGTTCTCGTTTTCAGGATTTATCAGTAGTTGATATGTGATTTTTAATCTGATTATAATTAAATTAAAGTTGGCTTCCTAATATAGAATGTAATTAATTTTTTGATGCCAAGTATTATATTTTTACACTTTATATTACGACTGTAAGTAGAAAAGTTCGGAATGGCCATAAATCTTCATATTTATTGAGATGCTGCTTTGCAGAGCGCATCACGATGAGTTGCACAGGGATGTAAGGGCTTTTGAAGAGAAGTACGGCAGCCAGATCGTGTTGCTGTTTCGGTTCCTCGATTACGCCATAGCAGTTGGCGTTATAGGTTCAGTAAAAAAGTA